CACAAGCTCCAGCAGGACAAGCACAACAAGCAGCCGCCCCTGCTAAAGCCGCTAGACCCCAAGGTGATGCTGGTAAAGCACAAGCCGCTAGAGTTCAGGCAATGAACAATTACTTGAAGGGTGTTTCTCAACAGATGTCCAAGGTTCAAGACCAAGCACAGAAACAAGAATTATCCAAAGAGATGATCAACTACATGATGGACCGTCAAGGTACTCCTGAATGGGAGAACGGGTTAAAAACTGTAGAGTTTATTCTTAACAAGAATACTGATCCTAAATTTGCAATGGCTTCCATCCAAAAACTGAAGGGCGGCAAGCAGATGAATGTCAACCCTGCTAATGCACCAAAAGGCAACGTAGCAGAATCACGTTGGCAAGCATATTGGTTAAGCAGATTAGCAGAATCATTTGGTTTTACTCTAAAGCAATTAGGATTTACTACATTAATTGAAAACAAACAGTATCGTATCGTAGAGTCACGCTTCTATAAAATGAACAAAATACTAGAGAGCGTGATTTTGTTAGAGCAAGGTCAGCCGTTTGACAAGTTTTTCAAAGACTGGTTTGGTCAATATATGCAAGGTGTTGACTTCTCAGCAAACAAGCCTGCATTGTACGCTATCGTAGATCAGATCACTGATACTTACAATAATCAGAAGGGTAAGATCGACAAACAAAATATCACAAAATTAGCACAAGGTGGCTGGGCCGCTTCTAAAGCAGTTGGTATGAATCCAGCAGGCGCCCAAGATGCCGCAGGTGCTCAATCAGGTGCAGCCTCTGGTGGACAAGCACAACCAGCAGCCGCAGGACAAGCACAACCAGCAGCCGCAGGACAAGCACAACCCGCTCAAGCAAAAGCAGCCGGCGGAGCAGAAAACGGTTATCAGATCGCTCAACGTGTTAAGTCAGAGTTAAACAAACTTTACAAGATCGATCAAGTTGTTTACAATGATCTTGTTAAGAGTTTACAACAGAAGCCAGTTACATCTAATGAGCCTCCCGCAGTTGCAATGACTGGTCAAGAGAAACCAAATACTCTAGGTGGTGCAGGTTATACTTCACCTCAGAGTCAACAGCAAAAGGTATCTGAGTCTGCAAAAAGAGCAGAACGTCTAAAGAAATTATTAGCGAGAGATTAATATGAATCTCTCAGAGTCTTTAGCCGCACTCACTGCTAAACTGAATTCTATTAGTGTCCTTAATGAAGCAAAAGGACACTTAGATCACCCTGAAGATTTAGTCTTTTTAGACAGTGAAGCAGGGGCACGTAGAGCAGTCCAAGCAATAGAAAAGACTATCCAGCAACCAAATACCGTCACTATCAAGTGGGACGGGTATCCTGCATTGATCTTCGGTAGAAATCCAGAAGGTAAATTTACCATCATGGACAAGCACATGTTTAATAAGAAAGACGGTACCGGTAGACAGGTCTTCTCACCTAAAGAATTCAGAGCATATGACAACGCACGTGGAGTAGACAGGGGAGATTTGTACAGTCTTATCGACAAAATCTGGCCTGGTCTAGAAGCGGCTGATCGTGGATCATTGGGTTATTACTGGGGCGACTTATTGTTTAGCAATCCATTAAAAGAGCAAGATGGATATTATGCGTTCAAAGCAAACCCAAATGGTATCTCGTATAAAGTAGATGTCAACTCAGAGCTGGGTCATCTTCTTGCAGGTAAGCAAGCAGGTATCGCAGTCCACCAGTTTATTCCTGCTAATGCGGCATCTACTGACGATGCAGAAACATTAAACGGCACTATCGGTAACTTAAAGAATGATTCAACTGTTGCTATTGTTCCTAGTAAAATGCCGATCACACCTAAGTTAAAGATCAATCAGAAACTAAAGAGTACAGCAGAAAACGAGATCAACCAGCACGGTGATGCAGTGCGTCTATTGATGGATTCTGCTCCTCAAGCGAAAAATGCGTTCGTATCGTTATTCACTACATATATTAATAAAAAGATCGTATCTGGTGATCTATCAAACTTGTATAATGATTTTATCGAATACGTAGAAAATCGTCCAATGACTGACTCAATGAGAGGAAAGATCACTAGACATTTCCAAGCACACAAAGACGGCATCATTGGCGCCTTTAAGATTTGGATCGCTCTCTACAATCTTAAGAACAGTGTAGTAGAGCAGTTAGACAATGCGGCTAAGTCAAGTCCTGTCAAAGGCTTCTTGGATGACGGCACTGAAACTCAAGAGGGTTTCGTTGCTAACGGATTGAAATTTGTTAATCGTATGGGCTTTTCAAGGCAAAACCTAGCGGCAAAAGAGTAGTCTTATGAAAGTAAAGAAACTAGTCAAAAAGATGAACGAAGCGTGTCTTAATAGAGACAGAGAAACCGAGCGTAAACTCTGGCTCAAGATACTTGAGAAGTCACTCAAAGGCAAAAAGACCCACTTAGTACGCTAAACCCAAAACCAGATTTTTTTATTCCAGGCATAAATAATAGTATGCGCTAGAGAGGTTCTAGGGCAAACAATTATAAGGTGTAGAAATACACATACTTTAAAGGAATATTAAAATGGCACAATTTACAAGAGCAAATGGTGATTTTTATCCCGTTTTTCACTTAGACGCAAGTTCATACACAAATCCAGGTGTTAACGCAGTTTCTTCTGCTGTAACAGTTCAGCCTCAAGGTCCAAAACTTGACTTCTTTACTATTGCATTAGCAAACATTGCCGCTAACACTACACTAGCAAACATCGCTATGTTAACAGTTCAGCAAAACGCTGTTGTTTACATCTACGAGTTTACTGATACAACAACTGATACTTTAGCAATTGCGGTTTACCCAACAGGTGCTTGGGACACTGCTTCACTTGCTACAGCTATCGATGCAGCCACAGGTGGTTCTTCAACTGTTACTGCTACAGCTACATTCACTAACTAATATTAGTTTTTGATTGTTAATTTAAGAGCCGGGATTTATTCCCGGCTCTTTTTTGCCTAATAAATACGTATATGGCAGATCGTATTACGTGTTATACTCTTTTTGATATCACCCAGACTAATGTTCTCAACAGGTCCAAACCTGTAGGAGACGATATTGAGTTATGGGTCAAAGAACGTAACAGCCAATGTAATTTAGATACTATCCTTCAATGTATAGGATTAAGAGCGAATCCTGAGATAAAAAAATACCCCCATAAAGTATATGCAACGCAAGAACCTACTAAGTTTGGTTTTTTATATGAGCAAGATAAAGATATAAAAAACTTTTGGTTCTGGAAATTCCAGTTTGTTGTAGATCATAACGGAGTTTTTGATAACGAAATAGAACCTCTTGGGTTCTTAGATCAAGATTGTCATGAAGTTCCTATGCTTCACTGCGATACAGAAGCAATCGACTTACCTGACTTTTTAGATGTCACACCTGAAATGAGGAACATATATTTTGAAAGGGAGTAAAGTGTTGAAAGACGGTGAAAAATTAAAGCAACTTCTAAAAGACGAGTTGATCAAAGAGTTGCGCCACGTTTATATCAAGTACGATAATAAAGAATTGGTGCTTTTTAATGATTATCGTGTGAAAAGAACTAAAGATGGTAGATATGAAGTTACAAAAAACTTTTTCGATGATTATCCCGTACAAGTTTTCAATAACGTAAGAACAGCAGTTTCTTATGCAGTGCTACACAAGAACGGCAAGCGAGAAGATGCTAAAAAGATCGTGTACCTAGATACTCATTTAGATACGTTAGAATTAGAGATCAAGATTCACACTAACATCTATCACAAAGCAACTGACATGGACAAAAAAGGTATCTATCTCACTAAGTTGCAAACCGACTACATTAAGAAAAAACAAGTTTTGCAGGAACTTAATTCTATCATAAATAGTTCTAAGCAACAACAGCGTAATCTTTTTCAGAAATACGTAAAACCTCGCCAGAAAGACGGGCTGTAATTTTGAAGAATGATGATAAATACTATTATCCGATAATGCACACTAGGAAAAAATTATGAAACTAACAGATTTAAACAAAAAAGATCACGCAGTTCGTGCGCTCAAAGAGAATTTTGAGTATGACTTTAAGGTGAATAACCTAAATAAAGTCCAGACCCAGACTTTGTTAAAGAAAGTTCAGGGTTTGATCGCTGAAGCACGTGGTGCAAAAGATTTTGGTGCTCAATATCCTTCATATATGAAACTAGTTTTCATGGAGCAAGCACTTAAAGAGCATTATAAGAATGTTCCTAATATGCCCAAAGCTAAAGTAATCGTAGAGAACGAAGAAGTTAACAGATCACAAGTTATCCTAGCCGCTCAGGACATGGTTGATTCTGTACAAAAGATGTTAGAAGAAGTTTCTGACATGATTGTTAAAGAGATGCCTGCATTGGTTGACAGTGTACAAAGCGAGATTGGTGTTAACGAAGCACAATCATTCGATCAAACTGCTGGTCAAGCCCTAGCAGAACTACAGCAATCACTTACTTCAGTAAAAGGTCAGTTAGATCAAGCATTATCAGGTATCACTGGTGGTGAAGTTGTCGATGCATTTGACGGTGAAGTTGATGCAGGTGGAGAAGCAGATGTAGACGTTGCTCCAGAAGCTCCAGCAGAGCTTGGTGCTGAAATGGGTGCTGAAGTTCCTGCTCCGGTAGCTGGCGCCGAAGAAGTAGAAGCAAACGTTGACGTTGAGACAGGTCCTATCGGTCGAGCAAAAAGGTAAGGCAAATGCGTTTATACGAGTTTGTCGATCCTGAAGACGATAACGCTAGAGCCGCATCTATTATCGCTGTAGCGAACCAACTTAAACAACATGTAGATCAGGGAAAAATCAATGCTGACGATTTTTCTCTGGATCAGTTGTTAGATTATTTCCAAAAAAGTGATATCATCTTAGATCCACAAGACTTGTATTCAATGATTCAAAAACCTTTACTAAAAGGTGTTATTTCTAACATCCAAGGTGACAAAGTTGTTTTCAAAGGTAAAGAAGAAGTTAATACATCACCACAGCAACAAGATCAACAACAAAAGACAGTTGCTAGCATGGCTAAATCTGCCCTTAACGCACGTACATAATCCCAATTAAATTGATTTAACAGTAAACTTTATATATACTGTTTACATTAACGGTGTAAATACTAATATGAATTTAACTGACATAGCAAAAGAAAAAATCCAACGTCATCTGGCCAAACGAGGCTCCGGTCTCGGTATTCGTGTTGGTGTCAAAACTACAGGCTGTTCTGGTCTAGCTTACGTATTAGAATATGTTGATAACGTAACAGACGAAGATATCATTACTTTTGATGAAGAATTTGTAGTAGTAGTCGATCCTAAATCTTTAGTCTATCTAGAAAATATCACGGTAGATTATCAAAAGCAAGGATTGAATGAAGGGTTTGAATTTATCAATCCATTAGAAAAAGCACGTTGTGGTTGCGGAGAGAGTTTTACAGTTTGAAACTAGACATATCACACCTTGTGGTCAATGGTTGTAGTTACACATATGGTCACGGGATAGAAAATCCAATCGAAGATGCTTGGCCATCATTGGTAGCTAAAAAGCTAGGTGTACCTCTAGTTAATCTAGCTCTTCCTGGACAAAGCAATTACGCTGTACAAGATAGAACTTTTAAATACTTTTTTAGAGATTTGTATAACCATAATAATCCGTTCTATATTCATGCTTATACTCAAAGTCAAAGACGAGAAGTTTATATCTCTAAAGATTTTATGGGCGCCACGTATCAAAACTATATCTTAGTAGATTCCAGCAATCACGGAAAGACCACTAGATTAGAAAAAGAGGTTATATTAGAAACTGATGACTACTGCTTTAATCTACTAGAAGAAAAAAAGTATCATATCTGGCACAGTATAAACAGTTTATTATCTGCTTATAATATCAATAATCTTGCGACTGATTACATGCCCGTTACTGATGGATCTGTCGAAGAATGGATCCATAAACATCACTATATTTTAAAATCAGAAGTAGACAGCAATCCAAATCGATTAACCAACTTTAATGATTTGACTCATCATATTAGTAAAACGCCCTGCTTACATGAAACTGAAGAAGGGCACATTGTTATTGCTGAATACGTTTACAAACAGATACAAAAACGTTATAATGAGATTAATGTTGTAGACAAGCCGTTCGCAAAACTAAAAGATATCTATATTGAACCGCCTGCTGTCTCAGAAACAAGAGAAACAATGCACAATCTAAAAGAGCACCAGTATCTTCAAAGGGAATGGGGAGCTAATATTTACTATCTTACAGAGATAGGATATGACTGGAGGAAAACCAATTGGATGGGGAAACCCTCTAGAGGAACAAGACCGTAATGTTAGTAAATCGATTTGCATACACTGAGTTAAAAAAAGAAAACATCAACGGCGCACGTAAGTACGTCACTCCCGACGGTCACGCTCTCCCAAGCGTGACCACTATTCTTTCTGCCACACAATCAGAAGAAAAGAAAAAAGCACTACAAGATTGGCGAAGACGAGTAGGCACTCAAAAAGCGCAAGAGATCACTACTGAAGCCGCAGGTAGAGGTACTCGTATGCACAAGTGGTTAGAGAACTACATTCTTTCAGGTGATCGTGGAGCTCCCGGTTCCAATCCTTACAGTATACAATCACATAAGATGGCACAGACTATCATCGATCAAGGATTGTGTAATTGTAACGAATTCTGGGGTACTGAGATTTCATTGTACTTTCCAGAAATCTATGCAGGTACAACAGACTTAGCAGGTATTCATGGTGGACAGGAAGCTATCATGGACCACAAGCAAACAAACAAACCTAAGAAACGTGAGTGGATCGATGACTATTTCATCCAGCTGACCGCATACGCTGACGCTCATAATGCACTTTATGGGACTAATATCCGCAAGGGTGTAGTCTTTATGTGCAGTAAAGATAACGAATATCAAGAATTTATTATTGAAGGCAATGAGTTCGACCACTATCATCAAATATGGCTTAAGAAACTAGAGCAGTACTACAGCCAATTTGTCTAAAAGCCATTCTCTTTAATTGAGTGATAAATAAGTATAATCAAGGGAAAAGATTACACTTATGGCTATCGTACAAATCTCTAAAATACAACACAGATCAGGTAACTTAGTTGATTTACCTCAACTTGATGAAGCAGAGTTTGGCTTTGCTTCTGATGCCAAGCGTGTTTTCATCGGTAAAACACAAAGCGGCTTAGAAAATATTGAGGTATTGACTTCTTATTCTGAAATCAGTTTCAGCCAGATTGACGGAGCTATCGGCAATCTGAACATCACTGCGCCTGTTGGCAACGGTGAAGTATTATCCTTCGATGGTACAGATTGGGTTAACAAAGGCGGGAACGCAGGTGGATACATCAATCTTGGAGACATCAGTAATCTTTCTATCGGCGGTGGTTCTATTGGTTATGTTCTAGAAACAGACGGTCTAGGCAATTTAGCTTGGACTTCTAAGGGCACAACAACTGCGTTCATCGAAAACATCAGCCTGGCTAATCCTGGCGTAGTTACGACTACTGAAGACAACTTTTTAACAAATGGTGCCGCAGTAACTATTACTAACTGCCCCGGCATGACAGATATCAACGGCGGAACTTATTACGCAAACGTACTAACTTCTGATACTTTCAGTTTGTACACTGATCAAATTTTATCTACCCCCTTAGACACAAGTTCATTTAACGCATTTTCATATACTTCTGTAACAGCTACAACGGCTGCTACAAACACTATTACAGTAGGCGATTCATCATTATTTGCACTAAACATTCCTGTTAGGTTTTTAGGTGATGTCACAGGAACTGAATTAGACAATATTAGTACTTTTTATATTAAATCTAAACCATCAGGTACCACGATTACAGTTTCTAATGAGCTTTATGCTAATGGTGTAGCAGGTAATGTTTTTCCGGTTAACAATGTAACTGGCTTGAGTGCTAATGTATACGGCACTACTGGCCGTTTAGTTTCACCATTAGGTGGAACAGGTGGCGGGAATGGCGCAGCCGGCTCAAACACAAGTGTGCAGTACAACTATAACAACGTGTTGACAGGTGACGGGGATTTTACTTGGGACTTTAGTGCTAGTAAAACTCTTACAGTAAACGGAAACGCAAACGTAGGAAATTTAAACGGTACCGGATCTGTAACAGCATCTAGACTTATATCAAACGTTGCAACAGGAACAACTCCCCTAGTAGTTAATTCTACAACACGTGTAGCTAACTTAAACGTAGCGTATTCAAACGTAGCAGATCATTCAGTAGTTGGAAACTTAACAACAGGCAACTATTTTCCAGCGTTAGTGTCTAGTTCTGGAACAGGTAACAAAGCACTCAACGTGAGTGGTAGTTACGTATTCGATACTGCTAATGCTAAATTTGTAGCCGGTAATGTTACTGCAACATATGCAATAACAGGTTCTACTTTGACAGGTGGAATCACTACTAATGCACAACCCAATATTACTAGCGTGGGTACATTAGCAGGATTAGAAGTAGCAGGTGATATCACTCCTGACGCAAACGTAACTTATAACCTAGGTAATAATACATACAGATTTAATGATCTTTATCTGTCAGGTAGCACAATCTATCTAGGTGCTCAACAGATCACTTCAAACTTAACAACAACTACTTTTAGCGGTAACATTTCTGCTAACGTAATCGCCGGCAATATTCAAAGCACAGGCTCCGCTACTATGTCTTCTGTAACAGTTACAGGAAACTTAAGCGCAGGTAATATTTCAACAAGTGGAATTTTAGCAGTAACAGGTAATGCTAACGTAGGTAATTTAGGTGCTACTGGAGTCGTTGCGACAACTGTTTCAGGTACTTTAACTACAAACGCACAACCCAACATTACTTCGGTAGGCACTCTTACATCGTTGGGAGTTACTGGAAGTGTAACAGGTGGAAACTTAATTACATCTGGTAATGCTAACGTAGGAACTTTAAAAGTATCTGGAACCTCAGATTTAGGTGCAGTTGGCAATGTCACAATCACTGGTGGTACAGCAAATTATATTCTAAAAACTGATGGTGCAGGTAACTTAAGTTGGACTAATCCAGACGGCGGGTATTTCTTACATACACAAGTTTCTGCAAGTAATGTTTGGACAGTTAATCATAATCTTAATAGAAGATATGTAGGTGTTGAAGCAATCGATGCTAATGGCATTTCTTATACCGGTAGATACGATTATCCAACTATTGATTACGTAGATGCTAATACACTCACAATGACTTGGACTACTTCACTTGCTGGTTATGCCGCAATTACAGGCGGCGGTACTAACATCAATAGCGTTACTGTTGGGAATTCTACTCCTGGTGGAGTTAACACTCAAGTTCAATTTAATGACGCTGGTGCCCTAGCAGGTAATAACGGTCTTGTATTTGATAAAACAACTGGTACATTAACTGTAACTGCAATTAGCGGTAACGGTTCTGCATTAACATCAATTACTGGTGCTAATGTAACAGGTGCTGTAAGTTACGCAACTACTGCTAATAGTGTAGCAGGTGGTAATGTAAGTGGAGCAGTAGCTTACGCAACTACTGCTAATAGTGTAGCAGGTGGTAATGTAAGTGGAGCAGTAGCTTACGCAACTACTGCTAATAGTGTTGCAGGTGCAAATGTTTCTGGTGTTGTTGCTAATGCAACTTATGCAACAAGTGCAGGTAGTGCTACATCAGCAACAACAGCAGGCACTGTAACAACTGCGGCACAACCTAACATCACATCAGTGGGTACATTGACTTCTCTAGGTGTGACTGGTGCTGTAACAGCAGGAAACGTTTATGCTAACTCTGGTACTGTTAGAGCAACTACATTACGTGGTACCGCACTAACTACCGGTGCTAACACAACAGCAGGTACAGTAACAGGTAACTGGACTCTAACAGCTGGTTCAAGATTACAAGCAACATACGCTGACTTAGCAGAATACTATGAAGGCGACAAGATTTATGAACCGGGTACTGTATTAGAGTTTGGTGGCGAGAAAGAAGTCACATTAGCAGGTGAAGAGACATTCAAACTTGCAGGTGTAGTATCTACTAACCCTGCATATGTAATGAACAGCGAATGTCAGGGCAATAAAGTTGCTATCGCACTGCAAGGTAGATGCCCAGTCAAAGTAAAAGGTCCTGTATCTAAGGGTGACATGATGGTAAGTGCTGGTAACGGTTATGCTAAAGCAACTATCATAGCACCAAAGATTGGTACAGTATTAGGTAAATCATTAGAAAACTTTACTGGTGATGAGGGCGTTATTGAGATCGCTGTCGGCAGATTGTAACCCTGCTTTTTACGTAAAAAAGATAAATATAATCATACACTCTCATGGTGAGAGTTTATGCAGTTACCCACTGCGTAGCGGATAGAACCCGCACTTAATAGGAGAAAACAAATGGGACGTCCTTTAAAAATCGCAAAAGCGCAAACCGTAGTCACATTGACTGCAACAGCCGCTACTACTAACATCATCACTGTATCAAGCACCGCTGACTTCAGTGCTGGCATGCGTTTCGTAGTAGCATCAAACGTAGGTGGTTTAGTAGCAGGTACTACTTACTGGGTCAAAGAAATTCTTTCAGGAACAACTTTCTCAGCACTAGTAAATCATCCTTCAGTTCAACCACAAGTATCACCAACTCTTTCAACTACTTCAGGTGGTTCAGTAGCACTTTCAGTCAACGTTGTTGACTCAGGTTACTCAAACGCTTCAGGTTATGGTATCGTTGGTGGAGACACAGCAATTTATGGTAATCAAGTATTGATCACTGCTGTGATCGGTATTGCTGGTGACGGCACAATATCATGTGCAGATGATAGTCCAAACTTAGATGGTGTAGGCACTGACTTTGCAAACACTCTTTCAGATGGTTCTGTCGTAACTACAGCAGACGGCACATTCTTAGGTATTATCGATGATATCGCTAATGCTAACGCAGTATTCGCAACATTTCTTGCAAACGCTAGCGCAAACGTATCTGGATCTGAATGGGTCTATGGTGACGAAGAAGCTGGTTATGTCGTAAGACAAAAAGGTAAAACCAAATACTTGATTCACGGTGCAACAACCGGCTTAGAAGTTCAGGCATTTACAGCAGACTATGGTACTACATTATTACCAAATACATTCAGCGTACAAGCAACTTATGCTAACAGTGCTAACACAGGTGCTTTCAGCTTTAGTGATCACAACGGTGAACTATTCGGTGACGGTACATTAGCTGGTTCTGATCCCGCGTTCTTAACGTTTGGTTCAGCAGAAGCCGCAGATGCCGCAAATGGTGTTCCTTACCCAGTCGTAACTATCGCAAGCAGTTAATAGGGGGTAAGTCATGCCACAGTCTCAAGCACAACGTCAACTTCAAAAATATGATGCAGAAATTGCCGTATTGCAAGTTGAATTTAAAAATCTAGACAGAAAATTCGATACAGAAATTATCGAATTGAAAGGACAGGTTAAAGATGTGTCAGATAAGATGGATAAGCACACAGAAAGTACTCAACAAATGATTCGTGATTTTCAAAAGTCAAATCTAGATTCACATAATGAGATGGCTAAGAAAATTGCAGGATTAGAAAAGTGGAGATGGATGCTTATTGGTGCTGGGATTGCTCTAGGTAGCTTAGGTTACTCGGGTTTTCAAGCATTTTTTGTACATTAAATTTAGAGAAATCTAGATTATGGAGGGGTCGCAAGACCCTTCCTTTTTATTTGAATCTTTCGACTAGATAATCTATTAACATTCTACTCATTAGATATTGACTTTCTATAGTAGTATGATATCCCGGATCTTTGACGCCTACCGGCAAATCATTTGCCTTATCTAATAACGTAAACTTCTCATCGATAAAAGGGCAATATTCTAAGATTTCGTTTTCTGGGAAGTTATACACGTAAGGTATTTTAGATTCATGTAATTTGTGGATTGATGCATAAAGACACATCATGTCCTTTATCCTCTCCCAGCCGAAATCATATATAGTTTCAAAATATTTTTTTATTCCTTCTGTTTTATAATCTATATCTGGAATATCATCGTATAAATTATATGTTAATATGCTGTACATGCTATCTGATATTAGGTTAGGTCCTTTCTTACCTGTTATTCCGGAATATGTACTAAATGAATTTCTTTCCCTGTATATAATATCTTGCATAGTATAATCATAACATTCTTCTGAAGGCGGTTTAAGAGGTATTTCAGTTCTGTCATAACTAGTAGTGTTAAATAAAATCAAATCAGGTTTGTTAGATACAGCTTCTTCTATTTGAAGACATATTCCTAGATTACTCATGCCTCCGCGGGAGTATACTATTAATTCATAGTCTAATACTTTAGCAGTTAATTCAGCAAAATGTGTGTTTGGATGAGCAACCGCTGGAGTCATGTAGCTATCTCCACACACTATCATTTTCTTTGTCATTCAGTCAAGGCTCTCATTTTTTCTGTGACTGTTTCTATATTGATTGTAGAATACAATCCGGGGTGCAGGGGTTTTGGATACATGTGATTACCAACCCAAGCATAACCTATATGTTCATGATTTAATTGAGGTATGAATTCTTCTTCTACGAGGCAAAAGAAAGTATGATATGCAAATGTTTTATTGACAAATTTTTGTATAGGAATTAGTTTAAAGTCATCGCTCCAGTGTTTCATTTCTTCTAAACACTCTCGTTTCAATCCAGCTAAAAGAGTTTCATTCTTTTCTATCTTACCACCGGGGATAGACCATGTTGGGTTCTTCGGCTCATTTCTAAGAAGATAAAGATACCGTTTTGTGGTCTTGTTATAAAAGAATATCCCTGCGGACTGATTGAGGATGATCATAAAATTATTTAGCGGATATAAACTACCCCTTAAATAACTATGCTGTAATCACCTTCGTTATAATATCCTTCATAAGACTTCATCCACTGTGCTTCTTGTGCAGGTTGCACATTGCCGGGTTCTTGGGGAGTGGGAGCCCATCTGTATTGTATTTGAGTAGTCAAATTCAATACGTATTGTACATCGTCTGGATATTCGCTAGAATCAAATGCGATAAACCAAGCTCCGATATCAGCGTTATATTGAATGATATCATTAGCTGACGCATCTTCAATCTTATATACTGTACCGGTACCTGCAGGTTCTACATTATTTAAAGTAAAGATAGTACCTGCTGTATTTGCTCCGGCGCCTAATGCCGTGAAGTCAGTGCTACCGGGATTTGCAATCATGTAATAGCCGCCAGGTACTCCAGCAGTGATAGGCATCGTCTCGGGGGTAGCTGATATACCAGAAACACTACCTAACATAAGTCCCCATGATGACGTATCAGTACCGATGTCTTCTACTAGAAGATAACGTTTGTTTGGTGTAGGGCCAGGCAATCCTGAGTTTGGCCCTGTCAATTGGGGATTGATTACACTATCTACTGGTTCTAGTGTATTAGTGGGTAACGTATCAGGATCGATATCATAAATTAGATACCTTTCGTCCAGAGGATCTACTACAATCGTACCTACAATCTCATTATCCATATATGGATTTTCTAACCAAATTTGTGACAATCCCGGTTTATATGCTCCATATAAGTTAAGTAGAGACGGCCAGAAAATGTCAGTGTCGGGGTTTGTAGGTCTATCTAAGCTACTATTGGAAGGATAGAAAGGTTCCTTCTGTGGTAATAACTGTAATGAGTTTCCTATCAATAATAATTTGTACCCGTATGGAGAAATCTTTTGACGGGTACCAAGCAATAGATCATCATCTTGCATATCTTGGATAGTTCTGCCTTCGTAGATAGAAGTGATGATCTTGTGAATGACTCCAAATTTTCTTAGTTTGGCTGATGTAGTCAACCAGATAGGAATATAAAATTTCCAAGACATCACATCGATAGGGTTGCCTGTTCCCTGAGGAATACTACGTGACGAGAATGTCAAACCGTCTTGATATACGACACTCAACGAAGTCCAATCGATAAAGTTATCAGTGCTTTGAATCTCTAAACTTGGGTTGAAAAGCGTACCTAATTGTTCTACTAACTCTAACTTTTGCTGATAGTTAGTAGTCCAGAAGTCAACTTGAATACGCAATGTATAAGGCACTGGCATCAACTTCTCAACAGTGAAGGCCTGCCCCTGTGTAGTGTCATAAGACTGTGTTTCAGGATTGTATGTACGTTGTCTAATGTTTTGCTTTTCAACGAAGTACGGCTCTTGTGTGCGTCTCTGATCGTATTCTAAACCGTTGATGAAATAAGTTATCAGAGGAGCAGAAGGCATGTTACTAGCAGAGTTGTTGGCTATGATAGTAGATGCTTGTCTACTTGCATCACCATACATGATTGGTACTCTAACTAAGATTGGGTTGCCGTTAGGATCGTTACCTTTGGTAACATACCAATTGCTGAAAATTTTTGCAAACTGTAACAAGAATCTGCGTATCTGATTGTCGTAAAAATACTGTGCCATAAATTACTCTTCTGGTGGAATAGGATCAGGTGCCAACTGCAACATCGATGATAGAGGTTGTGCTGACGGAACTTCAGTCCCTTCATTATTTACAAAGATTTCATCTTGGTTATTAATAAATCCTGATTGCAATGATGTATCTCCAGCAGTGTAACCTGTATCTGTTCTGACATTCTCACCTACTCTTAACCACAATTGCCCGTCCCATCTGAACAAGACGTTTGGTGTATAGTCTATACGTAAGAAGTAGTCGCCTACTTGCGGGTCTTGAGGGAACGCTAAGCCTGCACCAGTTGGTAAACCGTTTGGTGCAGCCCCCTCGCCTGTCAAGTACCCTGTTGTATAACCGAAATCTCTTGGTGTTGATCTTGCAATATACTGGAATCTAGGATCACAGTCTGCACGATAGTTCATTGTGTTAGGACCATAGGGTTCTGTACCTGTGAATCCTGCCGCAGTTGGGTCTTGGTCTGCCGTTGCATAAGTGTTATCAGCAGTACCGTATGGTCCTATAACAGGACCAGCAATTTGAACAGAAAGTATCTTTGTACCTTCTAATGCCCCTGATCCCGACTTCATCATCTCAGGTGCTTCAGTTAATATCTGTAAGTTGGCTTGTACGAACTTATCGATAATATTTTCTAGATCAATCTTGCCGCCCAATCTCTGTTGAATAGCATTCATTGTTTCTTTAGATACTTTGATACCTGAAGAAGAATATTTGTATTGACTGCTACGCATTGTGATAACTTGACCAGTACTAGTCAAAGCAGAGTTGCCGGGCATCCAGCTACGAATATCGACAGGCGGTGCAGGTTGATTTAATTTATTAGACAGAACGCCATTGGCTTCCCAGAGTCCATATCCAGGAACAACATACAAATCTGTTGTGTCGTAACCTGCTTTTGGTAGAATGCGTTTTGCTTCTTCTAAGTTCTTGTCGTTGATTTCTAAATTCTTATTGTAACGACCTAGAATATCTTTTAGTGAATCAGTTGTGTCTAATTTCCAATATGGATCAGGATCTGTTGCTCCTGGTATTGTACCAGCGGGTACTTCTTGTAATGAGATATAATTTTTATCACCGTATGAAACTACATAGCCCGGTGGGTAAACTTTTAGTTTGTCCCAATCACCTAGATAGTTGTCTTTGTTGACTGGCTCTTTGAGAATGTTACTGAATTCTTGGCTATCAACTAGAGGCTCGCACTTGATGCGCCATAGATGCGGGAACCAAGTTTGGCTAAAACCTTCACTTGCATAGTTCGTATCTGTGATCTGGTAAAAGCGTTTCAGTGCTGTAGGGAACGTTTCATTCAATGGGTTGTAGTCCATTAAGTGAGGTAGTTCTAAAACGTCCCCAACCATTAATTTTCTGCCTATAACATCTATCATATCATTGTAATGAACAGTGACAAAGATAGTATCATTACTTAAGAATAACCCAAACTGACTTAGATCGAAATCTAAGTTTTGGACATTGTAATGACCTCTTAAACGATAGATATCCTTAGCATACTTACGATCTCTGTTTTCCAGAAATAACAAGTCTTGGATATTTAATGGATCCAGCTTATCATATTGGGGTTGAGTAAAGTCTGCTGAAGGCCCGTTGTCTTGGGGACCCAGATACTTGTGGATATATAGGTCGGTGCCCCCTACCGTTAATTGTTCAGAGATAGTTCTGTCCAAAAAACGATAGTCGTTTTGCTTTTCGGGTCTGTATAATGATAGTCTTGGCATATATATATTTATCGTAGGGCTTCCCGTGCTTTAATTTGGGTAAAATAGGCCTTGCAATTTTTTTTCGTATCGCTTACAATACGCTATAAGTAGTTTCTATCTTACTATCACTCGGAGAAAAAATGGCAAAGCGCAAAGTCAAAGTCAGTCGTAAACGTGCGAGTATGCGTGATCCTGATGCGTTGAACCTTACTATGGAAGACATCCAATGGTACGGAGATGAACCCGATTTCCGTGAAGATACTATTACGGACGAAAACCGCAACTCTAAATTGGGCAATGCACTAAACTGGTACAGTAAAATCTTTGATCAAAAGATGACGAAAAACTACGTGTCTCAATGGCTACATGCTAATGATCGGGTAGAAGACGCAAAGTTGTTGTCGAAAGTACCTGATACCCATATTACTCAAACCGTAGGGGCAATGTGTCGGCTAGCTCAATATCGGGGCTGGCCCCTCTCAGAAAAAGAAATTAACTTCATCAATGATAAAGTAATGACCCCTGTAAATCGCTGGTATGAAGAAAATAAAAAAGATGAAGAAGCATTAGATACAGAAAAAGAAAAGAAGCCAGAACGCAAGTCTGTTCAAGACATAATGCGTGAGCGCACACATGAAGTTGGTGGAGAGATTGATGGTCTGATTGATGAGTTTATCTATAATCTCAAAGCCAAATCTGGGGTAGATCATTCATCTGAAGTTATCAAGCTATTGAATGATCAAAATATCTTACCACAACATACAAGTATTTTGGTAAACTATTACGAAAAAGAGAAATCGGAATTCGTAGAAGTTCTATCAGGTAAAGATGAGCAACTAAATGAAGGTTACTCTCATTTTACTAAAACACAAATGAAAAACTTGATTGCTTATTATGATAAGTTGATCGGGGCAATCAATTCATACAATGTCCTAAAGATTAAAACAAGGGCAAAAAGGGCACGTAAGCCAGTATCAATTGACAAACTTGTTTCTAAATTAAAATATATGCGAAAATTTGAAGATGAAGCAAACAACTTAAAGTTGGAAAGTGTTCATCCTAAAGACTTGCATCTTAAAAAAGAAGCCTGGGTCTATGACACGGCAAAGCGTAAGTTGCATCACTATGTTGCAGACTCACTAGGCGGAGAACTGTTTATCAAAGGTAACACACTGTGTGGTTTTGACAAGTCTGCTAGTCAGATCAAAACACTCAGAAAACCGGGCGAACAAATCAAAGAGGTCATGGGTAGTAAGCCTGCGGCACGACAGTATTTCGACAAGATCAAAGCAGTAGCAGTGCAACCAAACGGTCGTTTCAACGACAAAATGATTATTTTGAAGGCATTTTAACATGAAAAATTATATGGTGATTGCAGGTTGCTCTCACTCATCTGGGTCTGAGATCGATGGTACACTAGACAGCAAATACAACCGAGAACATAGTTTCGGTAATCTGTTTGCTCAAAAGATGGGATATATTCCTATCAATATTGCAACACCGGGCGCTACTAATCAGTTAGTAGCTAGACATATCTTAAGATGGTTTGCTGAAAACAAAGATATCGTTAACAACAAAACTAACAACGTAGCACTGTTAGTAAACTGGACTGAGAGTATCAGAGTCGAAGCTCCGTTTGAGTTTCCAGCCGATACTTCATTTCCTTCTGCTGACTGGCAAGTAGATCAAGAACAATTTATTCAGATCAATCCTGGTTACACAGGATATTCTGCTAGGGAAAAAGAAAAGCAAGAACGTTATCATAGGTTCATTGCACATGAAGTACCCTTCTGCGAGATATTGAGTCTACAAATGATATTGATGATTCAATATTTTTGTCAAGCAAATAATTATAGGTATTTTATGTCCAGTGCTGGATACGTTTTCACAGAAGAAAACTTGCCTTGGACTAGGCATTATATGAGATTGGTGAACGACAAACATTATTATAATTTCCGCACCAAAGAAGATGCTTTCTACGAGAAATTTAAATTACGTGGACACGTGAACCACAAAGCAAAATATGGTCATCATGATGAGGCTGCACACAAAGCACACGCAGATGATCTTTACAACTACTTTAAGAGGAAAGGGGTATGAACTTTGATCATCTGAAAGAACAACGAATACCATATGGTACTCATCTAGCAAGAGTATTTAAAGCATCAGCTAAACTACTTTGGTTAGCGGTAGCAGGATTTATTCACGGTCTTTTTCCTTTTGTGTTTGTAAACACAGTAACAACGGGAATCAAAGAAGTACAACGTGATCTTTTTAGGAGACCCCGTCCGACGGGCCGTCCCCGTAAACAGACTAAATAACTATATGATATTAGAAAAATTTTTTAACAAAACTACAAAAAAGAAGGGTGAGTTCTGGGCCAAATTGTATGTAAAATGCGGTTTGGGTGAACCTACAGAAAAATTTAAAAAGAAACTAAAGAAGCAAGTCGATTCAGTTCCTGATAAATAGACTTATTAAGGAAAACTTTTATGGCTTCTGATATTCTTGCAGTACCTAACAATCTGAATCTAGAACAACTCAAAGAAGAAATGTTTGATAACATTCGTTTCAGATTGGGCGACGGTATTATCGATCTAGAACTAGACCCTGAGCATTACGAACAGGCTTATATCTATACGATAAAGACCTATAGGCAACGTGCTGAGAATGCAGTCCAAGAAACTTATACTCTGTTGACTATCGACAAAAACGTAGACACTTACACCCTACCTAGTGAGTTTATTAACGTAAGACAAGTATTCAGAAGAACAATCGGCTTAGAGACAGGTCCAGCCGCAAGTTCGTTTGATCCATTCTCAAGTGCGATCTTAAACACTTATTTGTTAAACTACAACTATGCAGGTGGCATGGCGACATATGATTTCTATGCAGGATACGTAGAGCTAGCCGCTAGAATGTTTGGTGGCTTTGTTATCTATACGTTTGATCCAGTCACTAAACAGATTAGATTCGTAAGAGACTTTAAAGGCTCAGGCGAACAAGTTCTAATCTGGGCAGATATTCAACGTCCAGAAACTTCATTGTTACAAGATCCGGGTATCTCTCCCTGGCTATATGATTTTTGTCTAGCAGTCTTAAAAGGCATCATGGGTGAAGCACGTGAAAAATTCTCAACTATTGCAGGACCCGGCGGCGGTACTGCACTTAACGGCGCGGCAATGAAGGCAGAATCTAAAGCAGAGCAAGAACGATTGCTGACAGACTTGAAGAACTACGTAGATTACTCACAACCTCTGACTTGGATCCAAGGTTAATTCTTAATGATAGATATCAGAAGTATCTGGTTTCACGACAATATCTGGGCTTTAGCAATCGAATGTTCTACACCCGGAGACAAGTTGCCGTTTTTTAGAGGTCATATCGATACAGAGATCGATAATAATGTACTAAATCAAATAGAACATTTGATCATAGGAATCGCTCTCTATGAGCCTCAACTTAAGGGTGATTATACACCTTGGTTAGAAGACTGTTTAAAGTTCTGTAAAGAAAGTAACATGTTTCCTAATCTAAAATCAGTTCATGTGTTATATGAAACTGCATCTATAAAATTCTCAAAGCTAACAGATTACTATCCTATATATGGATCTAGGGTAAGATTTTTCTTATTAAGATCAGACGACACTGAGAAAAAATCTATAGGTATAGATCATTCAAAACAGTGGAGTTTTAATAGGAATAAAAAAGCACTTTGGATGCTAGGAGATATTACTAATAGACCTCATAAATTTCCTCTGCTGTATAAATTTTTCGTTGAAGACGAGATGGACCGTCTTGATTATTCGTTAACTTATGTCTTGAATGCATGTCAACCTAATCAATTTCAAGAAGAAACTTACAGCATGTTACTAGATTGGATGAACGGATTATATGATCTAGATTTAGACTTAGCTAAGATGAAAGAATTATATTTTAAATTTGCTAGATCATTCGAGGGCGACCAGTTTGGAGAAATGGCTTTAAAAAAATTACATGCGTTTGATCTTGCTAATTATGTTTTCCCTCCTCAATACAATAATGCAAGTCTTATCATAAATCCAGAAACATGGTGGAGACATCCAGCTCAAGGTGTTTATCCAGAAGATAATATGGTCTTTCCGGTAACTGAAAAAACTTGGAAACCTATCGCAGTGAAAAAACCATTCATAGGTATAAGTGTGCAGGATACGTTCGAAAAGACATTAGAATCACTAGGATTCAGAACCTTTAGAAAGTACACTTGTCACCCTGAATTAGTAGATTTTGGTGAGGGTTATATCGCAGAAGATTTAGAAAAATACATCAATGTTGCATATGAGCGGGTGACCAGTTTCTTAGACTGTTGCGATGAACATCAAGATGAAATATGGCAAGACATTGAACATAATCACAACCAATGGAAAATAGTGCTAGAACGTGAATGGGATTTATTATTTCAAGGGTGTCCCCCTCTCAAACATGTACCTAAAATAAAGATATTGAGACTATTCACAGTTCCCTTTCTAACCACTATTAATTCTGAAGAAGCCCGAAATCACTTGATATTCGGTTACTAATATACTATAATATACTTAAATCATTATCAGGAGACCCTCATATGATCGTAGGCATCACAGGCTTGATCGGTAGCGGTAAGGATACTGTAGCAGACTACCTTATTAGATTTCATGGATTCAAAAAACTAAGTTATGCAACACCACTTAAAGATGCTGTTGCCGCTATATTCGGCTGGGACCGAGAGTTACTAGAAGGCACTACACTATCTAGTAGACAATGGCGTGAAGAAGTTGACGAGTGGTGGGCAAAACGATTAAATGTTCCTCATCTTACTCCCCGATGGGTGTTACAGCACTGGGGTACTGAAGTTTGCAGGAGAAACTTTCATAACGATATCTGGGTAGCATCGATAGAAAATACTCTACGCAAGATCAAAGACAATGTAGTTATTACTGATTGTAGATTTCCAAATGAAGTTGACGCTATCAAGAATTCAGGTGGTACAGTTATTAGAGTAGTCAGGGGAGAAAATCCAGACTGGTTTGGTTATGCTGAAGAATATACTCTGACACAAAACCCACAAGCACTCGCAAAATTGATGGATTATAATGTTCATGCAAGCGAGTATAGTAGCGTGGGATTGAAATATGATTATGTGATAGATAATAACGGGTCGATTGACGATCTACATTATCTAGTAGAATCAATAATCGAC